CATTCCAGTGCCGTTTCCGTAGTTATGATTGGCGGTGCTGCCTTTTGCAATGTCTACTTCCTCGCCGTACCCGCCGGTACTGCTGTTATATTTCGTCTTGACGTGCACGTAGTCCAGGCCGTCTGGCATTTTGATATCGTAGGTCTTCCACTTTTTTCCGGTTTCTTCGTAGTGGTTCCACACCAGCCGGGGCTCCGACTTTACTGCCACGGCGGCAGCGATCTTGTCATTGAGCGTTTTGGCGCTGAGGGTGCCGTCCGGGGCGATGTCCAGCGCTTCGCCCACCTTCACGCCGCCCAGCTGGGCCGCCGTGGCGGCAGGTAGGGTGTAGGGGGTGCCGAACTTCCGGTCCGCCTCCTGCTTGGTGTAGAAGCTGCCGTTGTCCAGGTTCCGGATGCTCTGTTCCAGGCGGTCCAGCTTTTCGGTGCCCTGGGCCATCTGGGCGGCCTGGGCCGCCTGCCATTGCTCCACCAGCTGGGCCGTGGGGATGCCAGTCACGCCGTCCCGCATGACGCCGCACACCGCCTCGTCGGCCCGGGTGTCGGTGATGTCGGCGGCGGTGACGACCGAGGAACCGGCAGGCACCGACACGGTGCACAGGCCCAGCTCGTACTGGTTGTGATTCTGCAGGATGGCGGGAGGCTCCGGGGCGGCGGCAGGGGTGCCGGGTTTGAGCTTGACGGCGGTCAGGTTGGCTGCGGTGTCGAACTGCAGCACCACCCGGTCGATGCGGGGCAGGGTGCTGTCGGCGTCCGGGATGGTCAGGGCGACCGCTTCCCGGCTGCAGGCGGAGACGCCCTTGAAGTCGTCGTAGTTGACCCACGCAAGGCCGGGGGCCACGGCGATCTGCCGCGGGCCGGTGACGCTGACCGCGTAATTTGTGTCCTTGGCGTAGACGCCGGAGGTGCGGGTGCACAGATAGGTGCTCACGTCCTCCGCGTCGTAGGTGACGCCGTTCAGCGGGTAAGTGATGATGCTCATGGTTTCCTCCTGAGAATGGGTGTGCCGATCTCGGTAGTGACCGTGTTTTCGCCCTTCTGGGAACTCAGGGTCACGCTGGTGATGCGGGCGGCCGCCTGGATGTCGGTGCCGGGCAGGCTGGCTGCCACCACCTTGCCCACCGTGACGCTGCCCGTTGGCGTGAAGCGGAAGTTTTCGATGCGGGTGTGCTTGGCGAGTTCCTGCTCGCCCAGCGCCCGCAGGGCGGCCAGATATTCCTCCTGCGTCTGGCCGTCCTCCTTCTTTTTGCTGGAGGCGTCCAGATACAGTTCCCGCCGGGCAGAGCCGGTGTTGCCGGTGGCACCCACGGTGACGGTGCCGTCCGCGCCCGCCACGGTCACGATGTTCTTGTAGTCGGTGATGCTCTCAGTGTAGGTCAGGCCGGTCAGGTTGCCGTACTGCGGGGCGTACCGGGCGTTGGGATCCAGCTTTGGGCGGTACAGCTCAAACAGCAGCTTCTTGGCCGGCTGGTCGAACCGCACCCGGAAGCCGATGTCCAGTTCCTGGCACACCTGTTCGGCGATGCTGAGCAGGCTGCCGGGCTTGACCTCGCCGGTGTAGGCGTCAGCAAGATCTGCAAGCACGCCCAGCTCCAGCCCCGGCCATGCAGCCGCACCGGACACAAGGCTGCGCAGGGTGCTTTCCACCGCAAAACCGCTCAGGGTCTGGGTGCTGATGCGCTCGTCCAGGATGCAGGCGGCGTCCCTGGCCGAGATCACGAGCTTGTGTTCGGAGCGGTCGGTCTGCGCCGAGCAGATGCGCATGATGCGGTCGGAGCCGGTGAGCCAGAGGTACCGGTCCGGGCGGCACAGCGCCTGCAGGTCGGTGGAGGCGTGCAGCTCCAGCTGCGCACCCTGCACCCCGCTGTACACGTTGTAGCGCTCCGGCCAGACCAGCGACACCCAGCTTTCCAGCCGGGCCAGCAGGTTCAGCTGGCCGTCGTAGACGCAGATGCTCTTGTGGACGCCTGCGGTCAGGGCGCTTGTCCGTTCAGCCATTTTTCGCCTCCGTTTCCAGCACCACGGTGGAGAACGCCGTGCTGCAGGTCAGGGTCAGGAACAGCCATTCCGTGCCGGAATCCGCTGTGCGCTGCCATGCCTGCGTCCCGTGGCGCAAAGTCCACAGGGTGCTGCTCCCGTCCAGCGTGGACATGATGTTGTAGCCGGTGCCGTCGATGATCTGTTCCAGTTTCAGCTGGCCGCTCTCGCGGTACAGCCGGAGCTTGTCGCCGTCCTGCAGGGTGGTGACAAAGCGCAGAAACTCGCCGGTCTCCGGGTCCTTGACGCCGGGGTTGACCACCGGACCGCGGGCTTCCAACGTCAGAGCCCAGTCCTGGGTGTCCAGCCCGGTGTTGGCGATACGCAAATAGTTGGCCTGTTCCCGCACGCCGTAGCTGTGCACATCGTAGCACACCGGCAGGCGGAAGGTGGGTGTTACGCTCAAGGTCGAGACGGTGAGCTCCTTCACGCTGTGCCAGTAAGGGTCCGGGCAGTAGATCTGAAACGAGAAGGTGGGCCACAGGCCGGACACGCTGATGTCCGGGGTGCGCTGCACCTCGGCGTCGCACCAATAAGCCCCGGCAATGGTCAGCCGGCCGGTGACGTAGGGCGCGAACACATCCCGCAGCTGGCGCTTGCAGTAGTCCTGATTGCGCAGGATGCGCCCGGTGACCGTGCGGGTCACGCCGGAAATGCTCCGGCTCTCCACGGTGGCACCCACTTGCTGGTAACCCTGGCTGGTCTCCAGATCCACGGGCAGGTCACCCAGCGGAGTGATGCTCCACAACACGCCCGCCTTGTAGCCAAAGGAAAAGGTCAGGCCGTTGCTGGCCTTGAAGATCGCGTCAAACACCCTGCAGCACCGCCCTTTCCTGCTCGTACTGTGCCTCGCGCATCAGGTCGGCAGCCGTCTGCGCCTTGGAATAAATATATTGGTTGACCTCGATGTTGGGCCGCTGGGTGCGCTGCGGCAGCGGAGCACGCTTCTCGTAGTCCCACAAAGAACCGGAGGCCGTGGAGGTCGTACTACCGGAAGTGCTACCGGAGATGCCGGGCGTGGTCTTGCGCTTGAACGCGCCGCCGACGCTGGCCACGATGGCCGCAATGGCAGCGGTCAGGGCCACGCCTGCCGCGATCATGAGCAGCGCCTGCGGGGCACCGAATCCGGTGGGGAACAGTGCCGCCGCGACGGCTTCCAGCATCCCCACAAAGGCGCTGCCGATGGAGCCGATCAGGGTGCCCATGGAGGCCAAAATCTCCGGGAAGCTGGAGATCAGTCCGCCTTTCAGGCCGGTGCTGATGGCAGCGGCAGCCGCAGTGAGCGGACCTTTGAGTCCCTGAAAGATGCCGGTGAGGGTGGAACCAAGGCCCTGCGCCTGCGTGAGCACGTCTGCAAAACCGCTGGTCAGGCCCTTGGCGAGGTCGCCGCCCATATCCCACAGGCCGTTGGAGACGGCACTGACCCCCTTGCCCAGCGCGTTGTTGACCTGCTGGATCAGGTTCTTGCCGAAGTCGTCAATGAGCTGCTTTGCCTGCGGGGCAAGGCCGTTGTACAGGGTGGACAGCACCCATTCGCCGACAGACTGCCAGTCCTGCTTCTTCACAGCAGTCACCAGCGTGCTGAAGGTACCCACCACGCCCTTGTCGGCCTCGTCCTGCCAGCCCTTGACGAGGCCGTCAAAGCTGTTGGCAGAGGCTTTCTTGATCTCCTCGGTGATCTGCGGGACACCATCGGCGGCAATGGTCTTGACCCGCTCCACCGTGACCAGCGCCCCGTCCACGATGTCGTTGCAGGTCTCGGTGATGACCTGTTTCTGGGTCGTGGTTTTGTCGGTCAGGGTCTCGGTGATGGTCTTGGTGCCGGTGGCAATGCCGTTGACCACGGAATCCGTTGTAGACGTAACGGTCTTGGCTACAGTGGCGGCAATTTCCTCGTAGACCTTCTGGGTCTGGGCGGTGGTCTTGCCGTTTTCGGTCACATACTTGGTGACGGTCTTGTAGTTCTTGGCCACACCGTTGACCATTTCCTTACCGGATTCGGTCACGGTCTTGGTCAGGCGGTCGTACTCTTCAGAGCCCTTTTTCAGGTGCTCGGTCAGCTCCACTGTCTGGGTCGTGACCTTGCCCAGAGCATTCTGAGAAACGCTGGTGCCGACGTCCTGCAGGGACCACAGCAGGGCCTCGGTGGCGGACTTTGTGGAGGTGGCTTTCTTCTTGCTCGTGGTGCCGCCGGTAGAAGGCGCAATGCTGCTGATGACCGCGTTGCTGGCCGTGTTCGGGAGCTTATCCGACCACATACCGCCGTTGGAGGTGCGCCGTGCATGGCCGCCGTCCTTCTGCCGCTGCTGGGTCTTGTTGTCCGCGTAGTTCTGTCGGGTCTGATGATAGGCAGCGTTGTAGGCGTCCACAGGGCTTTCCAGGCGGCCAAGTGCGGCGATCGCATTTCCGACGCCGTTGGCTACGGCCATGATCACATTCAGCTTGTCGAGGATATAGTCTGCCACCGAGGAAAACCAGTCCTTGATGGAACTCCACGCGCTGTTCCAGCCCTCCCGGAAGTCCTCGTTTGCGGCATAAGCCGTTGCCAGACCGCCCGCAAGGGCAGCCAGAGCCGTCACCACGATGGCGACGGGATTGGCTGCCATGACCGCGTTCAGGGCCGCCTGCGCAATAGTCATGCCCTCGGTGGCATTGCGCACTGCGCTGATGACGCCGGAGATGGCCATGGCCGTGCGGTAGGCGATAAATCCGCTGGTGCCTGCAGCGATGGCCGCCGTGACAACGGTCACGGTAGTGTTGAGCTGCTGCAGCTTTTCATCATCGCTCAGGATGGAGGTGACCCACTCGTTGGCCTTTTCCACCACGGTGCCGTAAGCGCTGGAAAGCCCGGTGGAAAGCTCACCGGCCAGCTGCTTGGCGTTGTCCTGCAGGGTGGTGATGCGGCCGGAGAGGGTCTCGCTCTGGGTCTCCATGCTGCCGTAGTAGCGCCCGCCCTCTTCGGCTGCAGCCTGCAGCGCCTGCGTCAGCACGTCATAGGTGACGGTCATGTTCTGGACTTCCTGCACCGACTTGCCGGTGTAGTCGGCCAGCACCTGATAGATGTTGATGCCCGCAAACGCAAACTGCTTGATGTCCACCGCGCTGGCCTTGCCGACATTGGCCACCTGCTGCAGGTTCTGCGCCATGCGGCTCAGTTCGGCGTCGCCGCCGCCGGTGGCCTTGATGGCATCGCCCAGGGCGAGGATGGTTTTCTGACTGTACTCGGCGTTCTCACCGGCACTCAGCAGGTACTGGTTGGCTTCCACCAGCGTGTCCGTGCTGAACGGGGTGCGGGCGGCGTCCTGCTTGATGCTGTCCAGCATGGCGCTGGCCTTTTCCGCATCGCCCAGCATGTTGGTCAGGGCGGTGCGGTAGGTCTCGATCTGGGCGTTGTACTGCACGCCGGACCGGATGAAGCTGCTGGCAAGGTCCTTGACCTTTGCGGCGGCGGTCTGGATGGCAGAGGTCAGCATGACGGCCTTTGCGATCGCGCCGGACAGGGATTCCTGTACCTGCTGGACCCCACTGGCGTTTTTCTTCAGGACGCCGGACGCATCCAGCGCACCGGAAACGGTCTTGTCCACCCCGGAGGCGGCAAGGGCTTTCTTCATGGATCCAGCGAGGTTCTCGCCGACCGTCTGGCCCGCGCTGCCGCCTGCACTGGCGGCTTCGCCGTTCAGGACGCTGGAAATGCTGCCGGTGATGCCCTGCGCCGAGGGCACGATCTGGACATACGCCTTGCCCAGTTCGATTCCGTCCGCCATGGTGTCAACCTCCTTTCAGCGCCGCAAGGGCGGCGTCAAATTCTTCTGCGCTGGCGTAGCACTGCACGTTGCTGGTGTCCGCCTCGCCGCGCAGGTCGGCCAGCACGGAGGGCGGCTTGGACGTGTCGTTGTGCAGCCACCAGAGCACCTGGGTCAGGCGGTCGGCGGCATAGGCCAGCAGTTCCGTCTCAAAGTCCACCGTGCGGCCTGCCGCCTTGCGCAGGCTGCGGCTTGTTTCCGGCAGGCCTGCGGCCAGGGTGGCGGCCAGACGCAGCGGCAGGGCGCGCCAGTCCAGTACATGGTAATACTGGGCAAAATCGCAGATCAGGGCGTCCTCGTCCGATGCGATCAGTTCGGCGAGGATGCAGAGTTTTTTCCGGCCGTGAAGCTGTTTATCAGCTCGCCCAGAGCGTCCGCCACCTTGGCCACCGGCACACGGCCATCCGGGGTGCGCAGGTGGTCATACAGCTTCTTCCGGCCCTCCTTGCCCAGCAGGCGCAGGGTCAGGCGGCTCATGTCAAAGACGTCGCCGTCCTGCATGCCGCCCAGGGCGTCCAGCAACTCGGCGTCGTCCAGTGCGTCCTCGCTCAGTTCGATCTCAAAGCCGTCGTTGGTTTTTGCAGTGATCATGTTAGACCCTCCTTACACGCCCTTGGCGGTGATGTACTCGTAGTGGGTGTTGCCGGTCGTGTCCGGCACGGCGGTCAGGGTGGTGTTGTAGCCCACGGCACCGTTGGAATAGGTGATGTCGCCCACCGAGGTGACGGCGGCGTCCGAGATGACGATGCGCTTGTTCACATCGTCCTTCATGATCATCTCCACCACCCAGCAGCAGTCCTTCTGTTCTTTGGAGTTGGCCTTGACCGTGATGCCGGTGGTCAGGTCGCCGGTGACGTTGTCGTCACCGTACACGGCCTTCAGCACGTCAGGGTTCAGGGATTCCAGCAGGGTGAAAGCGAAGGTGTCCGGCTTCTCGGTCTGCTGGGTCAGCACGGTGTCACCGCCCCAGGCGGTGGTGTTCTCGCTGGAGGGCGAGTTGGAGTTGGTCAGGCCGTCGCTGGAGATATAGCCCAGGCTCTTGAATGCCTTGTCCAGCGCGGTCTTGGCGTCGGTGGGCAAAGTGGTGCCCAGCGGGGCACGCCAGACGGCACCGCCCACCTTGGGCTTTGCAGCGGTCACGTTCTTTGCATCTGCCATAAAAAAGGCTCCTTTCGATCAGTAATGCACCACGCCGAAAACGGCCTGATAGCGGGGTCGTTTTCGGGTGGTGTCGGGGAAATTGTAGTCGGAATAAAGGTCGCAGCGCACAAGCTGCGGCAGGTTGTCGGCGTCCTGCATGGCGGCCTTGACAAGCTCGTTGAGCTTGGCCGCATCCAGGGTGCCGTCGTGGCTGGTGGCGGCGGGCCCGTAGGACTGCACCGCGATGGTGGCGCTATAGATGCCGTCCTCATAGCCGGAGCCGGTCTTTTCCACCACCACAAAGCGGGCGGGGGCCGGTGTTGGCACGCTCAGCCGCACCGGCACGTCCAGCCGCTCGGCCAGAAAGCTGCGGATGGTTTCTTCAATCATTTCTTCCTCTGGTAGCTCCTTACGGTGATGACCCTGCCGTCCTTCAAGTGGCGTTTGTGCTCGTGCACGGTCGCGCCCTTCCGGCTGGCTGATGTGGCTTTGAGCAGGGTGTTGTTGGCCGAGTTATCGTCAACGGCCTGCCGGGTGGCGGTCTCCACCACGGCCACGGCGCGGGTCTGGGCCATATAGGCCTCGTACCCGTCGCCACAGCGGCCTTTCACGGTGTCGGCCCGCGCTTTCAGCACGGCCTGCATCTCGGGGCTGCGCATCAGGGCGCGCACCCCGGCGCGATCCAGCTCAAAGCGCACTTTACTCATCCCTTACCACCTGCACCTTCTTGTTCCAGCACAGCGGGATCATGCGCTCGATGCCCTGCACGACGCCCCCGCAGGTGCGGAAGTGCTGGCCGAAAAACGCCACCTGCACGTCGTTCCAGTCGTGGGCGTCGCCCTTGGGGATGGCCAGCGTGTAGGCCAGCCGCCGGCCGGTCAGCTGCAGTTCGGTGGTGATCTCCTCGGCGGAGGGTTCGCCCACCAGCACGTTGTGCACGGTGACCGGCGTTTCGGTGTAGACCGGGGCGTCGGCCTCGTCTGTGCCGGACTGGGTCTTTTCGTACAGGGTGATGTCGATGCCTTTCAACATAAGTCCTCCAGCGGGCTGCGGGCCCCCACGCGGCTGCCCACGCCCAGCAGTTTCTTTTCCAGTTTGGAAAGATACAGCTCGCCGGAAGAGCCGCCGCTCATGGTCCAGCTCTGGGAGTAGCCCAGCGCGGTGGCGGTGCCCTGGGTGGAACCCATGGGAAAGCTGACGCCGCCCGTGCTGTCGTCCTCGCCCAACTGGCGGCGCACCATCCGGCAGGACACCACACGCTTGGTGTCGGCATCCGCGTCCGGGTTGTAGTGGTCGATGATCACGGCCGCTTCGCTCAGCAGGGCAACGCAGCGGGTCTGTTCCTCTTTGGAGAGAGCACGGAAGCCGGCCTCCACATCCTGCACTTCAGCGTAAAGCATGGGAAGCACCTCACTTTGCTCTGGTCTTGCGGGCCGCCTTGGGCTTTTCTGCCGCAGGGGCAGCGGGAGGGTCCCGCGCCACCTGCTTATGGCCTGCAGCGGCGTATTCTGCCGCGCGCTCCTCCGCAACGTACATGACCGTACCGGTCAGCTGATTGATAAACTCCACCATCAGCCCGCCGCCTTAGTCAGCTTGTTGAACACGGTGGTATCGCAGCGGAAGCCCACCTCAATCTCGGCACGCACGGCGAACATGTTCTGCTGGAACAGGTTGATGGTGTTGGAACCGTCGGTCAGGGTGGCCTGGTCGGAAATTGCGATCTGCACGCCCTCCACGGTGCCGTACATGGCCTGCGACCAGTCACCGGCAAAGCCGACAACGTGCTTCTTGGCGGCAGTGGAATCCGCGATGTAGGCACCCTTGCTCTGCAGGGTCTTTGCGCCCAGGATCATGGGCACGGCACCCTCGGCCACGTTGTTCAGGAACAGCGGACGGCCGGTGGTGTCCACGGCGTTCAGCAGGGCGGCCTTGCCCTTGGGGGACAGCACCCAGCCGTTCAGGATGCCGTTGTGGTCGGAGATGTCGGCGTCGGCAGCCACAAGGCCCTGATAGGCATTGGTGCCGATCTCCTGCGCGGTGCAGCTCTTCAGGGTGTCGAAGTTGGAGCCCGGCACGGTGACGCCGCCAAACACGGTGGCGTCGAACTTCTGAGCCAGCGCCAGCGGCAGGCGCTTGACCAGCTCGTCATACAGGGCCGGCACATCGCGGCGGAACTGGTTGGAAAAGGGCACGATGACGGCCAGCGTGTAGGGCTGCATGACCTTGGTGGCCAGAGTGCCGCGCTTGACCGGCTTTTTCTCGGTCTCACCCACCCAGGCGGCCTCGGGGTCGCCGGTGATGATGGGGATGGTCGTGCCCAGGCCCGGCAGCTTGATGGAGCGGGCCAGTGCCATGACGGCAGAGCTCTCCTGGGTCTTCTGCAGGATCTCGCTGGACACCTCGCCGGGCAGGGTGATGGTGGTCGTGCGGTTGATATCGGTTGCTGCCATTGTAAATAATCTCTCCTTTACAGGTTACTTGGTCACCTGCTCGAACCAGTCGGCAAACTGCTGACGGGTGGAGCAGGTGGGGGTGTGGTGAGGGTCACCGCCGTCCCGGACGTTGGGGTAGCCGGGCTTTGCAAACTTGAGGATGGCCTGTGCCTGTGCGGTGCAGGCTTCCTCGGTGTCGCCGCTGAGCAGGTCAGCGGGCACGCCGGTGGCAGCGGACACCTTGGCGCGGACTTCCCGCAGGGTGTTGGCGCTGTTCAGGGCGTCCAGCTGCTGCTGGAGCTTTGCGGCCTTCTCGTTTGCTTTCTGCAGCTCAGTCTTGCCTGCCTCCTGGGCGGCATCGAACTGGGCTGCCTTGGCTTTCAGGTCGTCGTAGTCGGCGTATTTGGAGCGCTCACGGGTCAGCCGGTCGGAGATGATGGCGTTCATCTCCGCCTGGGTAAAGGTGCGCTCGGTCTGCTGCTCTCCGGCAGCGGGGGTGTTTTCCTGATGCACAGTTTCTGCCATAATGGATTCTCCTTTCCGGCTTTACCGCAGCCGTGGCGTTGTGAATGATAGGCCGGCAAAAACACCGGCACATGGCACCGTCTGCAGGGTTCGGGCCTGCGGCATCCGGTTTTGGAGACCGGCGCTCTGCCTCTGAGCTAAGACGGCATGAAAAAAGCACTGTGCATTTTTTGCACAGTGCTTAAAGAAAAAGGACGAGATCAGCGGTCAATTGCGGTAACGATCAGAACCAGCACGATCCAGATGGCAAGGCTGATCCAGAGTGGTGACAGCACCCAAAGCCATGACCAGTGAATAAAACCAGTCAACTTTAAGGCGATAAAGAGAATACTCAGCAGGCCGCAAAAGCCGATGCCAGAGTTGGAACCAGAGTGCTTATCCATAGAGTGCCTCCTAAAAATGGGCAAAAGAAAACCACGGTGCGTGTGCATCGTGGTTCAGCGGATGGGGAGAATCAAATACGCCCCTGCTCTTTTAATTTTGCAATTTCCTCAGGCGTCAATTTCCGAAATTTGACAGGCTCTTTTGCCCATGTTTCCTGACGCTCCTGCCAAGCAAGTTCGCCTTCCGTCATATGTTTGTTATCTTTCATGGCAAAATCACCTCCAACACAACTTCTTTCTCTTTTGATAATAATACTCTATACAGGGTGTCTTTGTCAAATAAAAGTTCTCGTTGCTCCTTGAATTTGCTTAACGGTTCAACATATCCAGCCAGAGAACCAGACCTCGCACAAATTGTAATGCGAAAGTCCTTTTTCAAAGAGCCGCTTTTCACTACGGATGTGCTGTAAAATTGTCCGGGGCAAACAATATCTCCCACCTGCATCCCGTCGAAAGGATTGAATTCCATTGCCCGATAGCACAAAACATCATGCTCCAAGGGACTGCGTTTTAGTGCATCAGAGATTCGCTCAGCATACATGCGCAGATGGGCATCTTCTTCTGAATCGCCACGCAGCATTCGGTTGATGCGTTCAAAGAAACGGTTCGGCCTTTGATCTCCGGGGTTATATGTATACTTTTGTATGGCGTCTTGTTCGGCAGCAGAGAGCTTATCAATCCACGGCTGGGCCTCTTTACGGAGAACATCGACCACCTGATTTTCAGGAAGCGGATTAAAGTTTTGGATTTTGGGTAAGGCATTTTTCACGGCATACGCCGCCCGCTTCTGGGCATTGATGGCATCCTTCCGGGCGGCATAGTCAATGCGCCGCATGGCGTTGATGTCGCCGCCGGCGGCATTGTACTGCGCCAGATACTTGTCCGGGTCATACCCGGCCACGGTGGTGCGGTGGTCGAACCGGATGGCAAACTCGCAGTCGCAGTTGGCGTGGATGTGCTGGGCATGACCGCCCTTCAACACTTTATCGCTGGCTTTCTGCCAGCCGTTGGACGCCAGCGTGATGCAGAACGGGCAGGTGTCCCCATGGGGCACCCAGGCCCACTCAGCACCGTCCCGGGCGGCATTGCGCAGGGAGGTGTCCGCCCCGGCACGCTTGACCAGACGGCTGACGCCGTTTGGCAGGTTGGCGGGGTTCTGGTCCTTGGTGGCGTTCACCATGCGGGCCACCTCGTTGTAACTGGCGGTCTCGGCAGGCTCTGCCGCGGGCACCAGAGCACCCTGTGCCTCGGCCAGGGCATCGTACATCTGGCAGGCCAGCTCCGCACTGCCCTCACCGTACTTTGTCACAAGGCCGTAGGCGTAGGCGATCAGGTCCGCCGTGTCTGCGGTGCCGTGCCGGTCGATGTATTCCCGCATGAGCTGCCCGGCTTTCTGGTTCAGCCGGGACAGCCGGGTGATGTACTCATTCCACGTTTTCGCTGAGATCTGCATCTTCCATCTCCATCAGCAGTTTCTGTCCGCGCTGGCGCTGCTCCTGCGCCTTGATGCGCCGGATGTCCGCCTGGTCAAAGCCAATCATCTCCAGGAAGGTGTCCGTGCCGGCAAACTCCTGCCGGGAGGATGCGATCTTGATGGCAGCGTCCGCCGTCACCGCCACGCTGGGCATGGCTGGGTTCTTGAAATGGGCCACAATGCCGGTCTCTTCCTCGGTCAGGTCGGCAAGAGAGCACTCCCGGGCCACGGCCTGCGCCATGCAGGCGATGGTGCGCAGGGCGTCGCCGTTGCCGGTGTTCAGCTGCTGGGCCAGAAGCACCAGCGTCTGGCTCTGGGCAAGGATGGCGTCGCTGCTGGTGGGGTTGGCGTCGTTCACCACGCCCACGTCGGTCACGGTCAGGCCGGTGGCCGCCGCAAACTGGGTGGCGGTCATCCGCATCTTCTCCACATGGGGCGTCAGGCTGCCCTGTGCCAGCTGGCCCAGGGTCGGGTTTTCACCGGTCTCCGGGTTGGCCGTGGCGGCGATAATGGCCCCCATGTAGGTCTTGAACTTGTTGGAAATGATGGCGTCATACTGCTCATCGGTCACGCCGAGGATGTACTTCTGGGGCGTGGTGGCAAATTCCAGCGCGATGGTGGCGTTGGCTGCCGTGCGGATGTAATCGTCGATCAGAGCGCGGATGGGCTTTTTGAGCCGGGAGCGGCCGAAGGGCTTGGAGTTGGTGGCGTTCCAGATCAGCGGCTCCATCAGCGGGCGGCCCATCTTGTGGGCGCAGCGCTGCGCCGTCCAGAAGCTGCCGTTTGACTGCAGCACAATGACCGCGTCATCCGTGTAGAAGTTGACCACAGAGGGCCGCCATGTGCCCTCGAAGTGCTCATCCTTCACGGTGTCCACGATGGCAAGGCCGCAGTCGATGCGGCCCTTCTCGCCGCTCCAGAGGGCGGCTGCCGTGGCAGGCGAGTGGAACCGGATGCTGCAGCCGATGGCGTTGTCCCCGGACAGGGTGGCAAAGGTGCAGCCGTATTTCAGCTCGTCCCGGCAGGCCTTGGCGTACTGTGCCACAAGGCGGTTGTCGGCCACCAGCTTTGCAAGGCTGTCCAGACTGCCGCCGGTGCCCACAAAGCCGTCGAACATGGAGCGGGCCGCCAGAACATCCACGGCCTTCTGGCCCCAGCTGCAGCCCACTTCCAGGTTGCGCAGGCCCTGCGGCAGGGCAACGCCAAGGTTCACGTCCTGCAGGGTGACGTGGCCCTCGTAATATTTATCTTTCAGGCGGTTGCGGCTCTGGTGGTAGTTGTAGGCGTCGGCCAGATCCTGCAGCTGCTGCAGTTCTTCCGCGCTCAGGCCCTCCACCGGGCCAAAATTCAGGGTAACGAACATGGTGCTCCTTTCAGCCGATGCGCATCTTGCGGGTGGGGTCGCGGCGGCAGGTCTTTGCGCCCCACAGGGCCAGCGCGCAGGCTTCCACCGGCAGGCTGTTCTCGCCGCCAAAGCCAAAGCCGCCCGCAAGGGGGCGCTTGGTGGCGGTGACGGCGCTCTCGTTCAGGGCGGTCTGGGGTGCGTACCAGGTCAGGTGCTGCTCATTCACCGCGTTGGTGAACAGGCTCACGGCGGCGATCACGTCCCGTGCTCCGGGCCGGACGACCGCGTTCTTTGCCTTCCAGACTTCCCGGATGCGCTCCACCAGCACGTCCACGCCGTTGCGCCCGTCGATGACCACGCAGCTGGCCTTGCCGTACCGGTCGCACAGCCAGTCGGCCAGCCATGCAAGGCCCTGCCCGGTGGGCCGCAGGTCGATAAGAGAGACGCGGGCGGGGCCCTCTTTGGGGATCACGGCACCGCACAGGCACACGGCGCTGCCGTCGGCGGCAAACTTGACGCCGTAGGCGGTCTTGCCCTCGGGCTTTTCGTCCTCGCTGGCGCAGGCTGCCCACGCCTTACGGTCGAGGGCATAGTCCAGATGTTCGGTGGCCACCGGGCTCCACCAGCCCAGGCGTTCCCGGGCGAAGGTGTCCGGGTCCAGCTGCTCGCTTTCACCCTCAATGGTGCCGTACTGGATGCGCCGCCCCAGCGCCGGGTTGGCCGCTGCCCAGCGGGCGGGGTCCTTCACGTCGCCAATCTCCGGCACCGAGAACTCGAACCAGGCGGCTTTTTGGGCGTCGCCGTCCAGCGCGCGCCGACGCAGCGCACGGAACACGGTGCCCACGGCGTCCGGGCCCGGCGGCGTGCCTACATAGATGGTCTGGGGGTTCAGGCTGGCTGAAATGGCCGGCAGGAAAGAGCCCTGGGCGGTCTCGTCCAGCTCCTGCGCCTCGTCGAAGATGAGCAGGTCGCCGTGCTGGCCGCGTCCGCCGTTGCGGGTGCGGGCCAGAAACTTGATACGGGCACCGCTTTTCAGGATGATCTGCTCCCGGCCCAGCGCCGTCTTGATCTCGGCCACATGGCGGCGCAGCTTGGGGCTCTCGAAAAAGGCCCGCATTTCCTCAAAAGTCTCGGTAGCGGTCTTTTGCAGGTGGGCCGTGTAAATGACGGTCTCGTTGAACAGCAGCATGCCGGCTTCCGCGCGGCCCTGCACCAGTAGGCTCTTGCCGTTCTGGCGGGGCACGCTGCCGCCCGCCGTGGGGGCAGTCCATTTGCCGGACACGGTGCGGCCCATCCAGTCATCCAGGATGTCGCTCTGCCACGGGTCCAGCACCGTGCCGCCTGCCCGCAGGATGCGCACGGCATCCGGCCCGTCAGTGGCCCGGTACTCCGGCGCGATGCGTTTGGACGGCTCCTGGCTTCCCATCATTTTCACGCTCTGCGAGGATCTCGCCGATCTCGTCGCCATCGTCGTTTGCTCCTTCGATCTCTTCTATCTCCCGGATGGTCTCCCGGTACTGCTTGGTGAGTGGGGGCAGGGCGCGGCAGTCCTCGCAGGTGTCGATGCCCGCCGCCAGCACCTTGGCCAGCTGTTTGAGCTGCTCCAGCCGGGTGCCCCGTGCCGTGATGCTTTTCATGGTCGCCATGGCCCGGAATACCTCCTTAAAATTTTCCCGTGTGTAAATCGGCGCTGGACGGACTGGGGTCGCCGTGGGCGGGGGCGGGGGCCCCTCCCCACCCCTCACCAGTCGCCGTCTGAAACCTTCGGAACGCGCAGGAATTTGCCCGATTTTGGGCCGTTTTGACCGGTTTTGTTGCCCTTTTGCGCGTTGCAGAACCAGTGTGCGGGTTGAAGGTTCGACCAATCTTCGGCAGCTGCCCGCGCGGACGGGTAGCCGAACTCCCGCCAGCGGGAAACGGGCTTGATCTCGTCCACCACGAAGGATAGCGGGTGCTGTGCGTCGGAAGGTTCGTCATAATGAATCGGCCCGAAACGCCCGTGACAGATGCCGCATTCGCCGCCCATCGCCCGGAGCCGGGCCCGGTTGCGCCGCCGCAGCTGGCCGTTGGCATAGCGCGGGTTGCCCATGCGGTTCACCTCCTGACAGACAAAAAGCCTGCACATGGCAGGCAGGCTTGCACCCCGCCAGGCACTCTCCGGGGGCCTTTGCAGGGGCGGGGGTGCTTTGCGGAGGGGGCAGGGTACAAAATGACCCCCTGGGTATAGACCGGGGGTGGGTACAAAAAAGCCGCCCCGGAATGGGACGGCTGAGAATGTTCAAGATTGCCCGGCTGGTACATTCAGGCTGTTGGTCGGTAAGGTGTTCCCCTGTGTCAGCCGGGCAGCACAAAGCCCGCAGGGGGAAGGGAGTAAGGGACCTTTCCTGCGGGCTATTGCATTTTAAATTTTAGCAGAGGTTGACAGTATTATCAAGTCCGGTCTGCTCCGGTTTGCTCCGGACTTTTGATGTCCAGCTGGCGGACGGCGGCGCTGTGATGCTGGAACATCTGGCTGCGGGACAACCGGACGTAAACGGCGATCTTGTCCCAGTCCTCCAGCAGGACGTACCGGCGGAACAGGATCATGAAATCCACCTCGTTGTCCAGCTGACTGAACACGTCCATCAGCTCGGCACGGATGGCGTCGCACACAGTGGATTGTGCTTCAGCAGCCTGCCTTGCTTCCTCGATGCGCTCCACCGCGCGGGGCAGTGCCTGACCGTCACCGCCGCCGCCCGGCATGGCGGAATAGCGCTGGGTGGTGTGCATGGCTTCCGCTTCCAGCGTAGCCAGCTCGTCCAGACGCAGCCGCTCGAACCGTTTGGCCGACCGGTACCGCCAGAGCCAGGCTTTTTTCTCTTCGTAGGTCATCGGACCTCCTCCACCCGGACGAACACCCCGCAGGGGTCCGACCAGAACTTCTCCACGATCTCGCTGCACACCTGGGCATCGTCGTCCCAGAAGTGCAGGCGGGTCATCTCGTCCTTGAGAGCCTTTTCCAGGTTGTCGGTGTCGGGTTTGCTGGTGCGCCACTCGCCGCTGCGGCGCTTGCCCTCGGTGGGGAAGCACCACTTGACCAGCAGCCGTACCGGCTGGCCTGCCGGGATGGGCGCTTTGGGCGCGTGGGGTGCCAGATAGGCGTGGAGCTTGGCGCGGGTCGCTTTCAGTTCCGGGCTGTCGTGCAGCACGGCGCAGGGCTTGCCGCCCTTCATGTAAGCGTGCAGCTGCTTTGCGTTGTGGGTGGTGGTGGGCGGCTGCATGGGGATAAAGAATTGTGTGTACATAGGGTTCACCTCGTTTTTCTTTTTTGATGCAGGCCAACGTGATGGGGAGGGTTCCCCGGATGGATGGGGGCTGTGCACGCCCCATCCTCCGGGATCCCCATCACACACGGACGGATTATGCTATTATATATAGGCATTTTCCGTCCCGGATCCGTAGGAAAATGCGGCATTTTCCGAAATCCGGAAGCCGGACGCGGACGGATTATGCGGGCATTTTACCGTTTTTGTACGTTGCGTAAAACAAAATATTGCAATTTGTAATCATCCGTTGGAACCGGGTTCTTTGCGTCCCACGTCCGCGCCATCTACCCAGTAACCGCCGTCCGCTTTCAGGCGGCGGCGCACGGTGTCCGGCTTCAGGCCCATATACTCGGCCATGGCGTAGACAGTGACCTTGCCGTCCATCGTGCAGGATTCGTAGGCGGTGGACAGCTCCACGGACTTGTTCTTGGCCAGCTTCTCCCGGCTGCCCCAGCGCTTTTCCGCGCCGCGTGTGGCAAAGCCTTTAACGTCGCCGTCCGGCTGCAGGTCCTCCAGCAGGCCGGTGTCCAGCTTGTGCACGGGGTAGTCGAACCAGAGGTTGACCGGGTCGAACCGGGCAAACTCGCGCAGGGTGCCCTCGATGCGCCAGGCGGTCATGCCGTCGGCCTTTTTCTCAGCGGCGGCCACCTCTGCGTCGATGGCGCGCAGGTCGGCAAGGCCGAGTTTTTCCTTAGCAATGGCCAGCATCCGGGTGCGGCTGAGGGCATCGTCCGGGCCGTAGGCATCGGCATGGCCGCGCTTATCCAGCATGGCCTTGATGACCCGGCAGGCGGCCTTGTTGTGCAGCTGCTGGCGGATAGCATCGGTTGGCACCAGCTCGGTCATGTCCAGCATGGCGTCCGGGTCACGGGCGAACACGCCGGAACCGGACGCACGGTCCATGCTGCGCTTGCCGCCCTGGGCACCTTTGCTGTGGTGATGGCAGTAGATCACGGCGCAGTCCAGTGCGCGGCACACAAGGTCAAACTGGTTGCAGAACTTGGCCATCTGGTCGGCGCTGTTCTCGTCGCCGGTGATTACCTTATAAATGGGGTCCAGCACCACGGCCATGTAGCCCTTTTTCTGGGCCCGGCGGATGAGCTTGGGGGCCAGCTTGTCCATGGGCACGGACGCACCGCGCAGGTTCCAGATGTCAATGTTTTTCAGGTGCTCCGGCGGCAGGCCCATGGCGGTGTACACATCCTTGAAGCGGTGCAGGCAGGAGGCCCGATCCAGCTCCAGATTGATGTACAGCACCTTGCCCTGGGCGCAGGAGAACTGGCCCAGCCACGGCTTGCCCTCGGCAATGGCGATGCACAGCTCGATGAGGGCAAAGCTCTTGCCGGCCTTGCTGGGGCCCGCCAGAAGCATCTTGTGCCCTTTGCGCAGCACCCCGAAGATGAGCGGGTCTGCCAGCGGGGGCAGGTGCTCCCAGTCGGCGGCGAGGTTCTCGGTGTCCGGTAGGTCGTCGGTCTCGGCTTCCAGCCAGTCCACCCACTCGTCCCAGCAGCTCTTGCCGAAATTGGTCTCCAGAAGCACCTGCCGCTTGTCGCCGCGCAGGATGCCGGGCATCCGGCTCAGGCGGCTGGGGTTGCGGTTCTGCTGGTCGAGGGTCAGGCCGTTTTTCTGGCAGGCAGCGTAGAGGTAATCCACCCGCTTGCGGTACTCGGCATAGTCCGGGGCGTCCACCTTGACGATGGCGTGGACGCTCTTGCCGCCGGAGTACACCAGCGCGGCGCAGGGCAGCTCCAGCTGCTTGATGATGGCCTGCTGCTTGCCCAGCTCCATGTTATCGCACTCCACAAGGGCGTAGCGGTAGGCGGTGACGTTGGCGTCCTTGCGGCCTGTGCCGTCCACGGGGTTGAAGCAGATCCAGGCACCCACCTCCGGGTCCCAGTCGCCTAGCACCTTGCCGAGATCCCCGCCGCAGGTGCCCAGTTCGGCAAGGAGCTGCCCGGCGGTGCGGGTCCAGCTGCCCTTGGCCGGGCGGCGTTTGTCGTCGGCCATGAAACTCTCGGTGACATAGGCCACATACTCGTCCTCTTCAAACAGGGCCTGCAGGTAGCGCCTGAGCTGGTCCACAGGGTCCCACTGTTCCGGCAGGGCGAGATCGTGGGCTTCCACCCAACGGGGGTCTACCAGCTGGCCGTCTGTGTGGTTCGTCCCGGCGGAGATGTCGTCGTTCCAGTCCAGTGCATGGCCGGCAGGGCCTCTCCATCCGCTGGAATAGGCCAGCTGAAAGATACTGCTGGCCGTGACGGGGCTGCCCCCGCCGCCGTGGAAACTGGCCCACTTCTTGGCGCACTCGCCTTTGTGGTAGCGGCCCCCGTCCCGGGCGCTCCACTGTTCCCATGCTTCCACGGGCAGGCCGGCTTCCTTCAGGCCCATGCCCACCAGGATCCATTCGTCGTAGGTCAGGGCGGACGGGCTGAGAAAATCCAGCGCTTCTTTGAGTTCATTCGCATTGTCCATTCACGTTACCATCCAAAATCAAAAGGACTGTCTGCAGCAGGCGGCTCCGCAGCGGGGGTATAGGTGCGGGGGTTCACGCCCTTGGGCACGCCGCGCCAGCCCTGAGCCGCTATGCGATCGATCATGTGGCGGGCGGCCTCAAAGCTCCAGGTGCCCACATGCTGGAACCCGTACTTTTCCAGACAGCGGATCTGTTTGGGCGTGGTCAGGCCCTCGTCCCGGCGCTTGTTCAGGCGGTCCAGCAGCAGGGCGGCCTTGCCGGCGGATTCCACTGCGTCCGGCAGGATGCCCAGCTTTTCCAGCGCGGCGGTCTGTTGCTCGCTGGGCGGACCGGCCTCCCAGCCAAAGGCGGGCACATACCCGGCCAGATCTTCGGCCTGAATGCTCATTTCGTACTGCAGCGGGTCCACCAGTTTTGCCTTTTTACGGCGCTGCTCTTCCAGCTGCTTGGCAAGGGCTTCTTCCCGCTGGGCCACCACGTCCTCGCTGGCCTGGGCGGCGGCCTCCTCGATGTCCTCCGGGCAGCCGGTCTCGGCCAGATGCTCGGTCATCTGGCGGGCCACAGTGCGGTCCTCACAGACCAGGTCTGCCGGGCGGCACAGCTCGTGCTTGTCGGTCATCCACAGGAAATCCAGCAACAGCAGGTCGGTCTTGCCCGGGGAAAGGCGGGTGCCGCGCCCCACCATCTGGCTGTACAGGCTGCGCACCTTGGTGGGCCGCAGCACCACCACGCAGTCCACGGAGGGGCAGTCCCAGCCCTCGGTGAGCAGCATGGAGTTGCACAGCACATTGTATTTGCCGGCGTCGAAGTCGGCCAGCACCTGCCTGCGGTCGTCGCTCTGGCCGTTGACCTCGGCAGCCCGGAAGCCGTAGGTGTTCAGCAGGTCCCGGAACTTCTGGCTCGTCTTGATGAGAGGAAGAAACACCACCGTTTTGCGGCTCTTGCAGCGCCGAGCCATTTCGGCGGCGATCTGCTCCAAATACGGATCAAGGGCTGTGCCCAGGTCGCCCACGGCGTAGTCGCCGCCGCTCATGGTCACGGATGTAATATCCAGCTGCAGCGGGATGGTCTGGGCCATGATCTTGCACAGATAGCCCTCCTTGATGGCGTCGGTCAGCTTGTACTCAAAGGCCAGGCTGTCGAACACCTCGCCCAGATTGCGCATGTCGCCGCGGTCCGGCGTGGCGGTGACGCCAAGCACCTTGGCCCCACTGAAGTAGTCCAGGATGCGGCGGTAACCGTCGGTGATGGCGTGGTGGGCCTCGTCGATGATGATGGTGCCGAAATAATCCTGCGGGAAGCGTTCCAGCCGGGCGGTGCGCTGCAGGGTCTGCACGCTGCCCACCACCACCCGGAACCAGCTGTCCAGGCAGGTGGATTCGGCCTTTTCCACGGCGCTGACAAGGCCGGTGGAACGCTGCAGCTTGTCGGCAGCCTGTTCCAGCAGCTCGCCCCGGTGCGCCAGAATGAGCACCCGGTCGCCGGCACGCACCTGATCGGCAGCCACCGACGCAAACACAATGGTTTTGCCGGTGCCGGTGGGCAGCACCAGCAGGGTGCGGGCATGGCCGTTCTCCCACTCGGCATGGATGCGTTCACGGGCCTGCTGCTGGTAGGGTCTCAGTTCCTGCCCCATCAGAACGCCCCCTGTGTCCAGCCCTGCGCAGGGGCCGCCTTCGGCTCCGGCGGCGGCAGGAAGCGGGTGACCTCGTTGCTCTGGCCGGTCTCACCGGCGTGAGGGCCGCTCTGTTTGGTGTACTCCCGGACGCCCAGCTTGCAGATGCCCTTGGCACCTACCACCTCGTTCCAGCGGGGGCGGAAGGTTTCGCCCCGCTTGCACTGGCCGATGCTCTCAAAGAACGCGCCCAGCAGACCCTGGGTCTTGGTATGCAGGTACAGGCGGTGGGTCACGGTGGTGTCGCCCTTGGCCCCGCCATAAATGCGCAGGGTCAGTTTTGCCATGGAGCAGGGCGGCAGCTTGGCCCCGCCCTCATAGCGGGCACGCTCCATCTGGGTCACTTCAAAGGGGTACTCGCCCTCCGGCAGCAGCACGAATTCCTGCTGCTCGTTGGTAAACTCGTCATCCCAACCCAAAGCGAAACCTTCGTTGTTCATCTCGTTCATAATGCTTCTCCTTTATTTAATGTACGTTAAAACGGCAGGTCACGGCTGTCCAGGACCATCTGCAGCACCTGCGGCCATGCGGCGATCAGGCAGCCCTCCACAAAATCCATGGGGTAGTCCTTGATGGGCATATCCTCCGGGAAGTAGCCCCGCTCGCCCACTACATGCTGCAGCTCTTCCGGAGTCACGTTGTTGGCGCTCATGAGCGGAGCCAGTTTTTCCGGCACGCCCAGGGCGACCAGATCCGGCGTGAGCAGGGCCTTAGGAACCTCTTCACGGGGCGGTTCCGGCTGTGCCTGCGGGGTGGGCAGGATGTCGGCATCCGGCTGATGTTTGGGCTGCGGGGCAGGAGCCGGGGCGTGCTGCACCGGCGTCTGGGTAGCTGCCGGTGCGCTGCCGCCGGGCAGGCAGTGGGCAATGCTGGCGTAATCAAAGGGCACCTCCTCCGGCAGGTCAAAGCGGTTCTTGGCGTCCCAGCAGGCGTGGTGGGTGGTGTACAGCACCCGCTTGCCGCCGCTGGCCTTGTTCTTGGCGTTTGGGCCGCTGCCGGCCTTTTCCACCACCGTTTTGTAGTTGGCGAACAGCAGCATATCGCACCACTCCTGCAGCAGCGGGGCCACCTGCTTGCTGGTTTTCATGCCCCAGCGGTCGTAGTTGCCCACGGCGTCCGGCTGCTCAAACTTGGTGATGGCGGCATGGGCCAGCACCACCACATTGTGGCCGGCGTTCAGCACCTCTTCCAGGGCATCCAGCAGCTTGCTGAACTCCTCCTTGACGTAGGTGTAGCCCTTGCCGTAGCCAAAATCTTCGATGCCGTTGACCTTGGCACGGGCGCACACCGCCTGGATGCACAGGCGCTCGGCCCAGTCGGCTGTGTCGATGACCAGCGTGCTGCAGGGCACGTTGCCTTTGCGCACCTCGGCCACCTCGTCCAGCAGCATGGCCCAGCTGGTGGGCTGGGGCAGACGGGCCACGTTCAGGCGCTTGGTGCCGCCCTCGGTGTCGATGAACACAGGGCTCGGGAAGTGGGAGGCAAAGGTGCTTTTGCCGATGCCCTCCGGGCCGTACAGCACGGTTTTGACGGGGGCGGTCTGGATGCCGCTGGTGACTGCATACTTGCTCATTTAAAACGCTCCTTTCGTCCAGCTCCGGGGCTGGGGCTTTTCGGTGACGGGCGGCAGGGTGGTTTCGGCATCCTTGACCATGCCGTCCTCAATGATGATCTGGCACTCGCTGCCGGTGGAGACCCGGGTGGCGATGGCCTGCAGGTGCTCTGCTTCCAGCCAGCGGCCAAACTCGGTCAGGGTGGTCAGGTCCATCTGCTCCAGCTTGTCCAGCAGTACAAAACCGCAGTCCGGGTTCAGGCGGCGGACGATGGCGGCGGCCACCCGCAGCTGATCGCTGCCGGACATATCCCGCCAGTGCTTTCCTTTATAAGTAAGAGCACCGTCTTCCACGCTCAGCTCCGGCAGGGGCAGGTCGGCCCCGTTCAGCAGGGCCATGCGCTCGGCACGCTTGTCCTCGATCTGGCCGGTGAGCTTGTCGTAGTCGCTGGCGTACTGGGCGGCCTCGTCCTTGGCGCGGGCTTTTTCGAGGTTGGCACGCACCTTGCGGTTGGTCTCCTCGACCTCCCGGATGGACGCTTCCAGCGCAGCGGTGGATTCGTCCTGAAGCTGCTCCGCCGTTTTGCTGGCATCCATGGCCTGCGTGAACAGCAGCGTGTGCTTTTTGCTCACTTCGTCCCGCTGGGCGGTCAGCTCGGCGATGCGCTCATCCAGCCGGTGCATCTCGGCCATGGCCTCATCCCGCTGGCGGGTCAGCTCCTGCGCCT